TTGCTTCTTTTGCCCCCAAAAACGGCTCAATAAGCCACTATCAGGAGAGTACCGACTAGATATGACTCAAAACCCTCAAACAGGCTTAGAACAGCCTCCTACGGCTTACCTAGGGGCGACACAACCCCGTATTAGGTCAAAACCCGTCGATCTACCCTCTCGCGGACAAGAAATGATCGACTTTGTAGAGACTTTGGTTGATCCAGTAACTGGTGAGACCTTCAAATTGCTCCCTTGGCAGAAATTGCTGGCTATGGAAATGCACCGAGTAAAGCCTGATGGACGTTGGTATCACAATGAGGTTGGGGTCATTATTGCTCGCCAGAACGGTAAATCGACCTTCATGCAGCTTCGAATCTTGGCTGGAATGTTCCTTTGGGGTGAGCGTTTACAGATCCACACAGCCCACAAACTCACAACCTCATCTGAAATCTTTTGGAAAATCGATGAGATCATCCAAGCCAATGAACAACTTGTGACGCGATTTGTTAAAAAGTACGAAACCAAGGGAAGTCAGGAAATCAAACTCAATGACGGCACCCGATACCTGGTAAGAGCCAATAACTCGGCTGCTCGCGGTATCGCAGCTCCCGACACAATCCATCTTGATGAAGTACGCGAATATAAAGACGACGAAGTTTGGGCATCGCTTCGATTTACTCAGATGAGTTCTAAGAATCCCATGGCGATTATGTATTCCAATGCCGGAGACCAGCACTCAGTAATTCTCAATCGTATGCGCGAGCGCGGATTAGCAGCTGCAGCCGGTGCCGATGATCCTATCGGTTGGTTTGAATGGTCGGCAGAACCAGGTTGCGCAATCGATGATATGAAGGGATGGCAACAAGCCAACCCGTCGCTAGGACACACAATTCACATTGACAATCTCAAATCTGCGATGTCAGATGATGAGTCTATTATTCGAACAGAACTTTTGTGCCAATGGGTAAGCCAGATTAACCCAGCCATCAATCCGTCAAGTTGGACAGAGTGCGCGCATGAGGGTACGCTCGCTTTGGATCGGGAGCAACCAACTTGGATGGCTATTGATCTGAGCCCAGATCGAAAAGCAGCTGCATTAGTTGCAGCACAGCGACTTGTTGGGGACAAGTTCTGTGTTGTATTACTGGAAACGTATTCGAATCCAGTTTCGATTGATGATAAAGACCTAGCGAACAGTATTGCTGTCTGGACGAAGCGATATAGCGTGGAGACGGTCGCTTATAGTCGTCAAACGGCTGGTGCAGTTGCTTCTCGATTGATTCCGGCAGGTATTCCAACAACTGCCATCGATGGGGCGATCTATGGGCAAGCCTGCGATGAAATGTTGTCGGCAATTACTTCCCAGCGGTTGGTTCACACAAATCAAGCAGAATTAAACAAGCAAGTCTTATCCGCGGTTAAGTTGCCATTTAAAGATGGCGGTTGGTATCTTGGACGAAAAGCGTCAGGTGCCACAATTTGCGCAACCGTTGGAATGGCAATGGTTTCTCACTTTGCGACACGACCAGACTCAGAAGTGGACATCGTGTTGGGTTGATTATGGTATAATTTTGTGCTAATGGCACTCAAAGATTTGTTCGCTAAGGCTCCTCAACCTGCTATGACGGTTGATGCAGCTGCGACTCCAGTACCTTACAACATTTCAACCGCGAGCAGTTTATTCGGCACTTTAGGATCTGCTTCACGCCAACAGGCAATGGCAATTCCAACAATTGCAAGAGCGCGTAACATTTTATGCAGCTTGGCAACTTTGCCACTAGAGCAATACATTAAAAGTACCGGCGGCCACGTCGAACCCAATCGCGTAATTAATCAACCTGATTCACGCGTTCCCGGTTCTGCTATTTATGCTTTCATCGCTGAGGATCTACTATTTCACGGCGTGGCGTATGGACAAGTTATGTCTATGTATGCAGATGGACGAATTCAAGAATGGACACGCGTTGCACCAGATCGCGTAACAGAAACACTTAACGCAGCATCAACTGAGATCGTAGGATTCCGCGTTGATGGTTACGACGTCCCAACAATGGGTGTTGGATCTCTCGTTGTGTTTAACGGTTTAGATGAAGGATTTTTATCTCGCGCAGGTCGCACGATTCGCGCAGCTATCGCGTTGGAAAACGCATCAGAAGCATTTGCTAAAGAACCTGTACCAATGATGGTTCTAAAGTCAAACGGAACAAATCTTACGAGCGAGCGTATTGGCAAATTGCTTGAAGCCTGGCGCGTAGCCCGCAGCACTCGGAGCACAGCATTTCTGAATGCCGATGTCGAATTGCAGGCTATGGGAATTGATCCAAACAAACTGCAACTAAATGAGGCACGTCAGTACGTCGCGCTAGAATTATGTCGCGCTATTGGTTTGCCTGCATATTTTGCAAGTGCTGAAACAACCTCAATGACGTATTCCAACGCTACGGCAGAACGTCGTTCTCTTATCGATTTTGGTGGACGCAATTTGCTCCTCGCAATTGAACAGCGTTTATCAATGCCGGATTTTGTCGGTCAAGGCAATGAAATCCGTTACTCGCTAGACGAATACCTGCGCGGTAATCCTTTGGAGCGCGCTCAGGTTTATGAAATCCTGAATCGAATTGGTGCAATGAGTATCCAAGAGATTCGCGAAGAAGAGGATCTAATCGACACATGAAAATAACAATGCCGGTAACAATTACTGCATCAGATGCTGAAACACGCATTATTGCAGGTCGTATTGTGCAATGGGACGCAGAAGGTAATACATCTGCCGGTCGCACAAAATTCCTTCCTAACTCAATTGAGTTTGGCAAGAACACAAAATTAGTTTTAGAACATAATCGCACAAAGCCTCTAGGTAAATTGGTCGAATGGTCTCAGGATGATTCAGGAATTACTGCATCATTTAAGATCGCAAAGACAACTGCTGGTAATGATGCTTTGGAGGAGGCTGCAACTGGACTTCGTTCAGATTTCAGCGTTGGCGTCGAAGTAGATGCGTGGGATAACAAGGATGGCGTTATGGCTATCAGCGCATCGAAGTTAATTGAAGTTTCACTTGTAACTGATGGAGCAATCCCAGGTGCTGAAGTGGAAAAGGTTGCAGCAACCGAAACACCTGGACAAGCTGCAAGCGAATCAACCCCGGAACCTCAGATCGAGGAACCTAAGACAGAAGGAGATGACCTAGTGTCAGAAACCGTTTCAGAGGCAGTATCAACCGAAGCGGTTGAAGCTGCTAAGGCAGAAGTCAAAGCGACTTCATATCCACTCAATTCACAAAAGGTTCGTAACCCAATCGTAGACAAGGCTTCATACTTGGAGCACTCAGTTCGCGCATCTTTGGGCAGCGACGAGTCTAAGTTGTACGTTGCAGCAGCAGCGGACACAACAGACAATGCTGGTCTAGTACCAACACGTCAATTAACTGAGGTAATCAACGGCATCTCTAATGCAGATCGCCCAATCATTGATTCAATCTCACGCGGAGCACTACCTGATGCAGGTATGACTTTTGAGATTCCTAAGATCACAGTTGCTCCAACAGTTGCAGTTGCATCTGAAGGTGGAACACCATCAAATACTGACCAGAACGCAGCGTTCGTCTCAGTAAATGTTCAGAAGTTCATTGGACAGCAAGTATTCAGCCTCGAAATTCTTGACAGATCGTCACCAGCGTTTTTTGCTGAATTGGTTCGTCAGATGGAGTTTGCATACGCAAAGGCTACAGATGTAGCAGTCGGAACAGCACTTATCAACGGTGGAACAGATGGCGGAAACCGCGCAGCATTCACAACAGGTGCTCTAGTTTCTGATTTTGTTTCAGATGCAGCTGTTTCTATCTACAAGGGAACACTTGGCTTTGCACAGAACATCATCGTATCTCCAGAACAATGGGGCGCATTAATGGGATTGGTTGATTCTTCAAACCGTCCAATTTTCCAGCAGACAATTAACCCTCAGAACGCTGGCGGAACATTGACTGCAACAGCAGTTCGCGGAAACCTTCTAGGTCTAAACCTTCGCGTTTCAACTGCACTAACAGACGGCTCAGGAGTTGGCGATAACACAGCAATCATCGTTAATCCAGATGCTTACACATGGTATGAGTCTGCACGTCTATCACTACAGACAAACGTGATCTCAACAGGTCAGGTTCAAGTTGCTTACTACGGCTACGGCGCAATTGCTACTAAGTTAGCAGCTGGCGCATACCGTTACATGGTTGCATAAGTAACCAATACTTAATCATGCCGGGGGGGTTGCTCCCGATCTCCCCGGCAGCAGTTTAGAGAGGATGAAATGCCAAGTATTATCACAGCAACAGAGTTAAGATCCGTGCTTGGTGTTTCGTCCGCTCTTTACAATGACGCATATCTAAATGAAATAATTGATACTAGCGAGGCTGTAATTTTGCCTTTGCTCACAACATTTTCTGCACCAATCCAAATGGTTTCGCTGACAAGCAATGTCGCAACTTTTGAGACAGTAGGGATCCATGAATTTACCGCAGGACAATCAGTTGTCATCGCAGGATGCGGATCTCCATTTAACGGCACTCGAACAGTCAATGCTGATGTCGATGCATACACATTTACAGCAAACATCACTAATGCCGATGTGCTTGAGCGCAATGTCATCCCTAGCGGATCCGCAACACTTACAGGCGCTACTACTTATGTCGGAGTCGCTGCGGTTGAATCAGCGATCCTTGTAGTTTCAGTTGAAGTATTCCAATCTCGTACTGCTCCAGGTGGACAGATTGAAGGCGTAGATTTCGCTCCGTCTCCTTATCGTATGGGACGCAGCTTGTTTAACCGCGTTGTAGGTCTTTTAGGGCCTTACATCGATGTCGAGACTATGGCGCAATAATGCCAAGCACAATTCTCTCGGCTGTTCGTACTCCTCTTGCTACTGCTCTCGCTGGGGTTTCAGCAAACGTATTTGCATACGTTCCTGAGTCAATTCCAGCGCCTGCAGTTGTTGTCGTTCCGGATTCTCCATATTTGGAGTTTGAGACAATTGGCAAGGGAACCTTTCGATGCAAGATCAATATGACGATTACATGTTGCGTTGCTTACAACAGTAACCCAGCATCACTCGATAATATTGAGCAGTTATTAACAAGTGTTGTGGCGGTCATACCGGTTGGATATGACGTTCAAGCGGTAGACCGACCAACAGTTACAACAGTAGGCGCTAGTACATTGCTAGTCGCAGATATACGCGTGTCCACTTGGTACACGCAGACAGCATAAGGAGAAATCATGCCCGCACCGACCGTAATCACGGGGCGCGACCTAGTCCTGACTATTGCAACGGTAAATTACGATGCGCAGACGACTAGCGTCACACTCACAAACTCACCAACAATCGACATCTATCAGACACTCGATGGCAAGGCTTATAAGCATGTAGACGACCAATGGGAATTGGCTATCGACTTGTTAGCAGACTGGGGCGTAGCTTCATCGCTATTCGAAGCAATGTGGACAGCCTGCGATACAGCACGAAACACAACTCTTGCAGTTTCACTAACTGCAGTTACTGGTGCGGTATTTACATTTAACGTTTTGCCGGTATTCCCATCCGTAGGCGGTGAAGCACCAGGAGCACAGACTGATTCATGGACTTTTACAGTAGTAGGAACACCAGCCGAAAACTTCGCTTAACATCTAACAACGGGAGCAAACATGAAAAAGGAAATCACAATTACATACGCGTCAGGGGATCAGGCGAGTTACATCGCCTATCCGCCTGATTTTGCAAAGTGGGAAATGGCTAACAAAAAGTCCATCACCGAGTTTTCAGGAATGTATGACTTACTATTTGTTGCACATAGCGCTATGAAGCGCGAAGCAGCTGGCAAGCCAACCAAGTCCTTAGAAATCTGGATGGAATCTATTGTTGACATCGAAGTAGGCACCGATAGCCCAAAAGCCATCAACGAGGAAGTATCAGCCGACTCCTAGTTGAGTTAGCAATAGCAACTCGGATTCCTATGAGCGAGTGGACATCCGCTGAGGATATCCTTACGGCAA